GAAGAACCACGAACCAATAGATCCACCAGAAGGTGTGACTACACAGGATCAATTAAAGAATCATTTAGAAGAGTATTGTTTAAATAGACAAGTGAATACAGATAAGAACGACCTTAAAAAAGGTGGAGTGTGGACTAGCGAAGGCAATCACCACTTTGTGTTTGATAGGTTTTACAATCAGTTTTTAATTAGAAAACGTTGGGACGTACCATACTCACGTACAGCGCAGATGTTAAAAGAAACATGTAACTGTGATGACAAACGTATTGGTAAAGAAAGAACTTCTGTGTTTGTAGTTAAACAGTTTGACAAAAAAGAAGATGACTACCACCAAAAAGAATTAAAACCAAAGGATATATTTTGAGACCACAAGATCAATTAAATTTATTTCCAGATCAAGAAAGTAAAAGAATTATTTTTTTTAAAGAAAAAGTAGATGTTTCAACTCTTCCAGATATAGGAGAATTTAAGTATAGTTTTTCAATTATAGAAAAAGATAGATACTATGTATATAAAGAAGGTGGAAAAAATATTTTTATGCCAAACAAAGGTTTAATTTTTCCTTTTTTAAAAGACGAAAAAACAGGGAGAGTAATAAATCCCATGCCAAACACAACAGGAAAATGTGGAGTTTATCCTAGAACTCAATTACCTCATTACGTAAATGGTAAACTAAAAAGTAAAAAAGCAGTTTTTTCTAGGATTTTTGCTCTTGCTTTTATAGAAAATGATGACCCGACAGAAAAAACTTACGTGGACCATATAAATGGAGATACTAAAGATTATAGACTAGAAAACTTAGAGTGGGTAACCCCATCAGAAAATAACAAAAGGATCAAAAAAAAATGAACGCAACAGATGATTTAATTTTATTAGTAGTTCTTACAGTTGCATGGATATGGGTAACTGTATGAGAACAATTGTATTAGGACCACCAGGTACAGGAAAGACTACAACTCTATTAAATAAAGTTGATGACTATCTTAAACAAACTGACCCTGACAAGATAGGTTATTTTGCATTTACACAGAAAGCTGCACACGAAGCAAGAGACAGAGCAATTAAAAAATTTAATTTAACAGAAGATGATCTACCATACTTTAGAACATTACACTCACTAGCATTTAGAAAGTTAGGATTAAAAAAAGATCAAGTCATGCAATCAAGACACTACAAAGATCTAGGTCAAAAACTAGGTTTTCCTGTAACGTATGCAGATTACCAAGAAGACCAGGGTGGTATATTTACATCAGATAGTGAGTATCTAAGAATTATACAGCTAGCACAGTTAAGAAATATTACACCTGAGCAACAGTTTGATTTAGCAGAACACACGCAGGACCTGGAGAGAGATCAACTTAGAATTATACACAACGAATTAAGAAGATATAAAAAAGAATATAACTTAATAGATTTTAATGACATGATTTTAGATTTTACAAAGTCAGATAAGTCTCCAAAGTTTGATGTAGTATTTATTGATGAAGCACAAGATTTATCATTAATGCAATGGGACATGGCACGATCAATATGGAATAAAACAACAGATGCTTTTGTAGCAGGGGATGACGACCAAGCTATCTTTAGATGGGCTGGAGCGGATGTAGATTCTTTTATAACATTAGAAGGACAGTACTTACCACTAACACAGTCTTATAGAATACCTGCAAAAGTACATGGACTAGCAATGGGTATTATAAATAAAATTAGAAACAGAATAGATAAATCTTGGGAACCTAGAGTTAGTCAAGGAAATCTACATAGACATTTTGATATAGAAAGTGTGGACCTAAGAACAGGGGACTGGCTAGTGTTAAGTAGAACAAGACACATGCTTAATGACATAGAGGAATCTTTGTATAGACAAGGTTTGTATTATAAAAACAGATATAAAAGAAGTAATGAACAAGATCTACATGAAGCAGCTACGTCCTGGGAACATTTAAGACAAGGACAATTAGCTTCTTACAAAGAAATAGAAAATATAATTAAATTTATGGGACCTAGAAATTGGCACGCTAAAAAAATAAAAGGTATGGCCAAAGGATCTTTTTATGGAATAGATCAACTCACTAAAGATTATGGTCTACAAGTTAAAACAGTTTGGTATGAAGCATTTGATGATGCAGGACAAACTAGAGTAGAATATTTAAGGAAGATGAGAAAGAATGGTGAGAAACTAAATGAAAAACCTAGAATAGAATTATCCACAATACATGCAGCAAAAGGCGGTGAAGCAACTAACGTTGTACTGCTAACAGATCTTACAGAAAATACTATGCGAAGTTATGAAAGAAATCCTGACGACGAGAATAGATTATTTTATGTAGGTGCAACACGAACAAAAGAAAATTTACACATAATAGAACCAAAAAAATATGAGAAAGGATATATACTATGACCAACAGTGAAATATTTAAGAAATCAGTTTATGATTCTTTAGATAACCAGGTAGGCGGGAAGCACTATCGCAAAATGAAAATACAACCTGCAGAATTTATAAATGAAAACAAATTACTTTTTGCAGAAGGCAACGCTATAAAATATATTTGCAGGCACCAGTCAAAGGGAAAAAGACAAGACATAGAAAAAGCAATACACTATTTAGAAATGATACTTGAAAGGGATTATGATGCAGATACCACTATTTAAACCACAAACAGAATGGCTACCACCAGAAAATTTTCCAGACTTATCTAAGTATGATGAAATCGGAATTGACTTAGAAACTAAAGACCCAGACCTAATGAAGATGGGGTCAGGATCGGTAATAGGTAAAGGAGATGTTGTAGGAATAGCTGTGGCTGTTAAAGGATGGTCGGGATATTATCCAATTGCTCATGAAGGTGGTGGTAATATGAGTCGAGCCAAAGTTTTAAAATGGTTTCAAGGTGTACTAGATACACCAGCAGATAAAATATTTCACAACGCCATGTATGACGTGTGTTGGATTAGAGCGCTCAGTTTAAATATTAACGGTAGAATAATTGACACGATGATAGCATCGGCCTTAGTTGATGAAAATCAAATGCGTTATGATTTAAACAATTGTGCTAAAAGATACACCGGTAAGGGTAAGAATGAAAGTGATTTATATGAAGCAGCGAAAAGTTGGGGGGTTGACGCCAAGGCAGAAATGTATAGACTACCTGCCATTTATGTAGGTTCTTATGCAGAAAAAGATGCAGAAATTACATTAGCCTTGTGGCAAGAACTTAAAAAAGAAATATTACACCAAGATATACAATCTATTTTTGATATGGAGACTGAATTGTTTCCTTGTCTGGTAGAGATGAAATTTCGTGGCGTTCGAGTGGACGTTCAAAAAGCGAATATAATGAAGCAAGAGCTAGCATCACAAGAAGCCAAGTTAATCCAAACAGTAAAAAAAGAAACAGGAGTAGATACTCAAATATGGGCTGCACGATCGATCGCACAAGTGTTTGATAAATTGAAACTAGACTATGATAGAACTGAGAAAACATCGGCACCTTCCTTTACTAAAAATTTTTTACAGAATCACCCTCACCCAACAGTGAAACTAATTGCTCAAGCTAGAGAAATTAATAAGGCTCATACAACTTTTATTGATACCATATTAAAACACTCACATAAAGGTAGAATACATGCTGATATAAACCAACTTAGATCAGATAATGGCGGAACTGTGACAGGCAGATTCTCGTACTCAAACCCAAATTTACAGCAAATTCCAGCTAGGAACAAGGACCTTGGACCACGGATCAGGGCCTTATTTGTGCCCGAGAAGGGCCATACATGGGGTTGTTTTGACTATTCTCAACAAGAGCCTAGGTTGGTAGTGCATTATGCAGCTTTACAGAATCTCTATGGAGTGGGCGATGTATTGGACGCGTATCATGAGGGAGACGCTGATTTTCATACGATCGTTGCTGATATGGCAGAGATCCCTAGATCACAGGCTAAGACTATAAATCTTGGCCTGTTCTACGGCATGGGTAAAAATAAGTTACAAGCAGAACTCGGTGTATCTAAAGATGTGTCTGATAGTTTGTTCAGGCAATATCATAACAGAGTACCATTTGTTAAACAACTGATGGACAATGTCATGAGTAGAGCACAAGAGTCTGGTCGTATCAGAACTTTACTTGGAAGACTTTGTCGTTTCCATTTGTGGGAGCCTAATCAATTCGGTATTCATAAAGCATTACCACATGATGCAGCGCTCTTGGAACACGGACCAGGGATTAAGCGTGCTTACACTTACAAAGCATTAAATAAATTAATACAAGGATCAGCAGCTGACATGACAAAGAAAGCTATGATTGAATTATACAAAGAAGGTATTATACCACATATACAAGTGCATGATGAACTTGATATATCTGTTAAAGATCAAAAACATGCAGATAAAATTGTTGAGATTATGGAGAATGCTGTTAATTTAGAAGTACCTAACAAGGTTGACTATGAATCTGGACCTAATTGGGGTCAAATAAAATGATAAAATATGTCTTACTTAAATGCTAATATTCCTGTACAATACGCGCAAATAAAAAGGAG